GCAGCAGAGCGAGGCGCTAAATTTGAAAAAATAGCACAACAACAATTAAGAAAAGCAATTGAAGGTAAAGGATTATCTGCTGAAGAAATAGCACAAAAACGAGAAGAGATTATTAGTCGATTGCAAGAAAATGCCGCGCGTGAAAGAGAAGACAAGCTTGATCGCATTACTGATCGTATGATTAATGCATTCGATCCACTAACAAGTACATTAGAACAAAATCAAGCTATCTTATCAGCAGTTAATGTGGCTTATCAAGAAGTGACGGGCTCAACATTAGATCTTGCTAATATATTAAAAGGGGACGCACCAGTATTGGCAGAAGTGGGTGAAAAATCTTTTAAGTCAGCAGTTGATGTTATTACACAGTCATTACCAAAAGAAGCCCGACAAGCTTTTCAGGAGAGTGCCAAGCAAGCCTTAATAGCGGGTAAAGCACAAGCTGAACATATCCAGGAGGTGATAGTCAAGGCAACAACCCCCCGAGAACCGCATGCGAAACGACTAGTAAGTAAAGAAGAAGCCGAGGCAGCATTTGCTCTTGAAAAAGTTACTGCACATGGATTTGCATTAAGTAATTTATTATCAAAACTTGCCCCTACTGCCGGTCCTGAGCTTGGTCGTCTTAAAGAAGAGCGTATAACTACTAGACGTTCCGAACAAGCCCGAGCATTAACAGATGCCATTCTTAATATTAGTAAACGATTTACCCGACCTATAGAACATGCAGCTAAATTTTTCCGATTTCCTGTTGATAAATTAACACTTGCGTTACGTGATTTTATTGGTTCATTTCAAAAAGATATTTTAAAACTTGAAGAAACTACGATTAAGGCCACTACGCCTCAAAAAGAATTAGCTACACAATTAAGAATTTTTGCTGAAAAAGAATTAGTAGCTACAAAACGTGCTGCACAATTTAATGAAGCACAGATTTTTGAAAGAATTCAAGAATTGGTCCAGGCTACGCCAGACATAGGTAAAGCGGTCACTAAAGCTACCGGCATTGAAACCACGCCAGGAGATGTAGCAGCCAGTATTACACAGGCATTAGTAACAACAACTGAACGAATTAGAAAAGAAAGAATTATTGACCCTCGTCAAGGAAGAGATATTCTTGAAAAGAATTTACTTTCGGCAGTAGGTGATATTCCTAAAGCCCTTGTCGACAAATTAACACCAGACTTATCAGAGGGTGTAACTAAACTTAATAAAATACGAGTTAAAAGCGAGCAAGATGTAGTAAATTCACAGATTAAAGTTACAAGAGCGCGCGTAAATGAAGTTAAGCAAGCCATTGTTGAAGAACAGAAGTCTGTTACAGTATCACAAAGTCGCCGCCAGATAATAGCTTTAGAAGCCCAGGCTACTATTGAGGGATTAACTGGTTTGCGTAAACTAATTGCACAGCGTAAGATAGAGGCTAGTCTCATTCAAGCCGATATTGCAACTATTAATCAACAAATTCAAAGCAGTAAAGAACGCGAAGCTCAAGCTCAAAAATTAATTGATTCTAACAAGGATATTGTAGCAGGTACTAAGATAGTACAAGAAGAGCAAGAACGACAAAGTAAGTTAGAATTTGAAAGACGACGCAAAGATGTTCAAAATCGTCTTGCCAATATGCGTCTTGAGCAAGCAGCTAGACAAGAAGTCAAGCAAGCTACCCAAGAAGCTGTATCTAACGAACAGGAACAAGTTAGCGCACAACGCGCCGTCTTAGAAGCCACCAAACAAGTTGGTGATACTTTTGAATCTTATCGACAAGCTGTGCAGGGTGCTATTTTAGCCACTACACAATATAGAGTTGCGTTAAGCCTAGTTGATATTACCAACACAAAGCTTTTAGGTGGTTTTACAGGTTTGCGCGAACAGTTGGCTAGTGTACAAGACGCTTTTCGTGCAGCAGAAAAGCTAGCCTCTCAATTGGGCGCAAGTGAAAAAACCTTAGTAGAACTTAGACGTGATTCAATTAATCAACAACTAACTTTATTTAATCAATTACTCAGTGAACAATCTAGTTTAGCCCGTAGTTTCTTTCAAAGCTCGGCAGCAAATCAAGCGGACCTCTTTAGAGGCATCCAAGAAGCTAGAGGTGTGGCAGAATTACTTGGTGGCAGTTTTGAAGACTTTAAGCTTAAGGGCGAAAGTGCCATCAATGATTTAGGGGCACAATTACTAAGTTTACCGCAAGAAAGTCGTCAACGAGTTATATCAGCACTAGAGACTCTTCAAAAAGTTGGTGGTGGTGTTGCAGGATTTACAGCAAGTGAGCTTTTAACCGCTATTGAAACTGCCGCCTTGGGTGTTAGCGAAGAGGGTCTTCAGATTGATCCACTATTTGAAGTACAGGCACGTATTGCGATGTTGAATGAAGAACAAGCTCGCATTGCTACCGATCAATTGATTTCGGCTCAAGAGAGTGTTAAAACCGCTAAAGAATCATTAGAACAGGCACAAGGAGCTAAAGACTTAGCGGAAATTCAGTTAGACAGAATCAAAGAGGATGGCGAAAAATTACGAGACAAGGTTGCTGATTTACGCAGCACTCTTCAGGCAACCTTAATGCAGCAAACTGCTAATGCCAGAATGGGTTTTGAAATGGTAACTCGTGCTATTGAGAATAGTGCTCAGACTATCGCCGCAAGCGTGCCAATATTAGGTTCTCAAGTCAACACAGCGGGTAGTCGTGGTACAGCCCTGGCTCAAAACTTTAGACAACAAAATAACAATAAAGCTAGACAAACCCAAATAGCTAACGAATCTGCTCAAGCACAGGGTATTGTTAGCGTAGCTTCTAGTAACGCACAACGATCTGAATCTAATGACCCTAGTCAACCAACAAGTACTAAGACATTAACAGAAATTAAAGATGAGTTAAAATCTTTGAATACTACTACTACGACTAATGGTGAAGTTTTAGCCACTATCGCCGATGGACAGGGTGGTATTGCTGGTACCGCTGCCGTAGGAGTCACACCTGGAGGTGAACCAACTATTACCGTGAATATTGATGGCGAGCAACGAGTTGTTGTAACTGGTTTTGAAGCAGGAGTAACGCAGATTGCGCAGGGCTTGGCCGAAGCATTTGGCGGTTTTGCGACCCAAGATCAAGCTTTACAAATTGCACAGAATGTTGTAGAATCAATTAAAACCGCACTTCTTAATTTAGGTATTATCAATCCTAACGATTAACTATTATGACAACTGGCATTTATCAAACTCGTAATAAGGTTAACGACAAACGTTTGCATCCATATGTTATTAGTTGCATTAAACGTGGAGTAAGGCGACATGGCTAATCCTCAAAGTACTTTGCCAGGACTTAATCCTTCACACATTACAGTATCATATGGTTCATCGATTTTGATACCATCGCCGCTGATTGCACACTCTGTTCAAATTGAACGCGATGATGCTGGTAGTCGTGAAGTGATTCGTACTACTCGCACGTTGACTGGACAAATTTTAACCTCAGGACTTGGTTATCATTTTGTTCGTCAAAAGCAGCGCGAGCTTGAAGCAGCATTTGACACTGATCGTCTTGAATTCAAGATTCTAGCTTCTGCGAGTCATCCATGTCTTGTTGCTGGTACGCCCATTGAGAGTGGCATTTTCCCTGACGTAGTTTCGATCGATATTAGTGAAGCCATTCAATTCAATCGTTTGGATTATACTATTGTTCTAGAAGATGTTACGGCACCTAGCGGTATATCAGGATTAGTTCAAAACCTCACTAATACATGGCAATTTTCAGAAAATGAAAATGAATGCTTAATTGATATTACTCATAATATCAGCGCACAAGGTTTAAATACAGCCACTTCAGGTGCATCATCTAATGCATTAGATAATGCCGTTTTACGTGTTAAACAACTTCTTGGATTATCTTCAGCACCATCCGGCTTTCCATGTTATACAGAGCCCGTTAGTGGGCTTAATACTAGATTTTATGAAGTAGCTACTTCTCGTGAAGAAACTGTCAGTTTAGAAAATGCTACTTATTCTGTTTCTGAAACATTTAAATTGATGTCTGGTGTGCTACCATTTGTTGATGAACGCACATCACAATTTCAAATCGATGCTAATAATGTTGTTACTATTAGTCTTCAAGGCACTATTCGTGGTTTTGGCCGCACCAATGATGGAACACAAGAAGGATCCAGTCGTTCTAGTGGAGGTACCGGTTTTCTTAATGCCGTTAGCGGATTCAATACATTAGTACGTCCTAATTGGATTAATGACGCCCTAGTTGTTTATGATCGTTATGGTGGTTCTGGCAGTCTTGCTTTAGATAATCCTCAGTCAACTTCTGTTACCCAAACTCCATGTCAGGGTACGATTGGTTATAGTATTACTTTTACAGATGATCCTGGTGAAAATCTACCAAGTGGTATTCAAGATTTATCATGCACAGTTCAACGTAATGATCCTGTTGTAGCGAATGCTATTATTGGTGTTCCTTTCAATGCACTAGGACCGATTTTTCAACGTCTATGCACAACTAAAGAAGGTACATATACCGTGCAATGTAATGTTACCGCCAAGAGTACAGGAAATGAACTATTAGATACTAATCGAGCTATTGAGGTAGCTGAACAACAAATTATTCAACTTCAGCCTAATCCAGCAGATTTTACTGTTCTTAAATTAACCGGTCGTAACCAAACAATTAATCGCATCAATCGCAATATTAGTGCTTCATTTACTTGGACGTTTGCACAAGATATTGCAACAGTGCCATCAGATACAGGGCCTATATCGCTAGGAAGGATTTCATAATGGCTATCATTCCTACAGTAGAATTTATTAAGTTTGATACTGCGGTAGATCCATCTGGCTTTCGTCATATTGCTGCCAGTGGTCAAATACTTGGTACAAGTGCATCGAATTGTTTAGATTTTGGTAATTCAAATGTTACAACTTCTGGTGTTATTAGTGATACCAGTATGTTGATCTTTAGAGCATCCAATCTTGGTGATGCATCAGGAGTTTATAATTTAAGGCTCTTTCTTTCTTCCGCTTCAGCATTTAATGTTGGAAACTATAGATTTTTATGGCGCGTAGCTACACATTATCAAGGGCCTGATTTTGGATTATCACTAGCAGATCTTAATATTCCAGTCTCTGAACCAACTTCTCAAAATATTTTAGCTACTAATGAACAGCCCGTATTAAGTGGCATTACTGATGCAGACGTAAGTCAATATATTTATCTAGCCGTCTTTACAGATATTGATGTTCCATTTGGCACTTATGGTGCATGTGGTGCGGGTAGTTTTCGTTATCGACTCTTATATGAATTTAACTAATTATGAGTTGTAGTGGTCGTCTCACACCCGAAATTCAATTTTCATCCTGGAATAATCAGGAGACGGCTGATCCCAGCGGTACTCGCCACCTACCCTCTGGCGCGTTTGCTTATGATAAATTAATTGGCCTAGGGTGTGGTTTATCTATACCATTTCGTGGTCTGAGACTAGATCTTAGTGCAAATCAGCCATTTATAGGATCTAATGTTGCCGTAGTCAATATCAGCGTACCTAATTTTGTAGATGCTCAAGCTTCCGGTATGACGTCTTTTAATAATATGAGGATGTGGATTCCGGCAGGATCAGGTACAGTTTTAGATCTTCCAGGTTCACACTTACAATTCCTGGTAAGCGGACTCTGGGTGCCCAATTTAAGCTTTCCTAGCGGCGCAGGTCAACAATTTCCCACTACTTTACCAGAAACTGCTAATTTATTTCGTGCTGATGGTTTTAATGGTCTGAATGGTTATAATGATAATAATGTCTCCCAATTCATTTATATGAGATTATTTCTAGATGCTAATTTTCCTATAGGTACATTTGGAATTTGTGGCAGTGGCATCTTGAGACCGAGATTAACTTTTGACTTCTATTAAAACTGATACATATAAGCGCATTTTAGTGTATTAAATATTAGGGAAATATCGTCCCTAGAACTAGTTCTTTTAAATTTCCAGGAGGTTATTATGGCAACTATTAATGCTGCTTCAAGTAACAACCGAGTAAACCGCATGAGAATGAGCAAGTCTCGCACGTTGCTCTATTACACAGATCGTCGTATTTCTGATGGTGCGTTTATCGGTGTTGCTACGCTTGTTAGCCGTCTAGCGGTTACTGAGTTTACAACTACCAATCCCTTTACCATCGCGTAATTGGGTAGTTGAAAGTGTGGATTATGGCGGCTACTAAAACGGTAGCCGCCTTTTCATTGGATTGGATATGACAAATTGGTTTAATAATACAATACAGGTATTAGATAATTTTAATGCCTTATTTGCCTTTGATGATGCTTTTGGTGAAAGGAAAACAGTCAAAATTCCCCATTCACCATATCATAATATTCGGGTTGGTGGCACAGCTTCTAGTAGTCCAATGAGTGTTTACATGGGATGCATTGTTCAAAGTAGGCCACCATTTGAACATCATGTAGCAATCAATGAGCATCAAATTATTCAAGGATATTCATCTGAATTATTAGCTATACATACCGTAGTTTATGTTGTTGAGCATCTTAGTGTAACATCCGATCCTATATACCAAATGAATTATTTTATTACTGCTCGTCTTCCCCTAACATTAGACTGGCATTCAGTAAATTTAGATTATTTACAAAAAGAAACAGATGAATTATTGTGTAGTGTACGTATAGATCCATATACGGGACGATGTCGTGATATAGAATTTGAACCAGCATATAAGCAGTATATACATAATGATAGATTATAGCGTTCATACTGACAATGCGTCTTTATTACGAACTGATAATCCATTTTTAGTGGGCTATTGGCGTATGGGAGATTCTTTACCTCCCGAACCTAGTCTTCAACCAGTTGGAGTTAATGGTTCAGGATGGCTTACTGATGATAGTTTGTATCGCAAACATCTAACTACGAAAAGTATTACTACTAGTGATTTTGATATTGTTACAGGTTTGACTCCTTATGGTTCGAATTCTGGTTTAAAATTACAAATTTCTTCTTCACCTACAAATAAACGTATCTTTTTGCCAGCATCTGATGTTGCATTGAATCGTGGTCAACTTGTACCAAGTGAATTTAATAAACCGTCAGGATTTACTATTACTGGCTGGGTATCTGTACCAGTAGCCACCGGACATCGTGATGGACATATTATCAATATGGTGGAAAACCCCGAAGCCATGGGGGGAGGTGATGTTTTCTCTATTGCCTGGGATGGCAATACAGCTAGTGCTGGTCATGTAAAATTCTCAATGAGAACTGAGGCTGGTTCAAATAATCTTATTCGAGCTGATCAATTTCCTACTATTATTAATAGCGGACTATTTTTTGCAGCCAGATATCGTAATTTCGCACCATTAGCCCCAGGTGGAGAAAGCGGTATTATGGAATTATTTGTGGGTAGTCATTCTAGCGGATTAGTTCTAGCAGATTCCCAAATAATCACCAGTGCAACTTCTGTAGGTATTGCCAAACCCAGTGATACAGAAAAACCATTATCTTTTGGTATTAAAGCCCATCATGATGCTTCATTCATTAACACTGGCGCGTTCTTACCTGATGGCGCTATCATAGATGATATTTCTTTTTGGTATATGGGCCTTAGTTATAATCAGATGTCCCATATAAAAGAAAGTGGTATTACAGTTGTTGATAGAGATATTCAACCTATTCCACCTAGCAATAGTGGTTTATTAGCATATTGGCGATTTGATAATAATGATTCAGCAGACGTAGTAGGTATTAATAGTAATCCAATTTACGGTGATAGATTCAATCTAAAACTTAGTACACCAGGCGATATTACTCCTGTGGCAGGCATCAACGTTGACGGCATACCCGGCAGTGGCGTACAAATTAATACCAACTCTACTGATTTTGATCGTAGTTTATATCTTCCGCGCAATAGCGGGTTTCCCGATATGTTTCCAGCAAAAGACCGGGGTGATTTTACTCTTATTGGATGGCATAAATTTGCTAGTGCTAATTTTAAATCTTGGATCGCCGAATGGGTACACGAAGACTTGATCGCGGGTTCGCGACCAAACCAAATTATGGCTGGTCAAGGTACATTCTTGAATAATAGTTTATTTGGTCAAGGGTTATCTGAATTTGACGCTAGTGGTGAAATACATGATGTGACCATTACTAGCGATGTTCTAGGTGCAACAGCGGATATTCCTAAACAAAATGAATGGAACTTATATGCTGGTGTATGGGATAATACTAATGGTATTATGTATGTTGTTAAAAATGCACGTAAGATTATTGGTATTCTAGAAATTTCACCATCAGGTTCTAATCGCGATAGATTTGATGTCAATACACCTGAAGTAAAGGTATCTTTTAAGTTTTTAAAATTAATTAACGATCCACAAGATGTAATTTTTGATGAATGGGCTATGTTTAATCGGGTATTAAGTTTACCCGAAATGTCAGGATATGCCCTAAGTGGCGTACAAGTTGCAGCAGTACCAAGCGCCGCTACGACTCCATTGTTTGATAGTCCCGACCCTAGACTGTTAGGATACTATGGATTTAGTGTCAGTGGAAGTTTTGGAAATAACTCACCTCGTTTTGAAGACGAATCATATTATCGCCATCATCTAGATGAAATAGTAGGTGATTTTACTATTACCAATCCTTTAGAAGACAACTTTGGTGCCGGAGAAAGTGGCTCTCTTCAAATTTTATCTAGTGGTTCATATCTAAACTTAGCGCGTGAAAAATTAGGTGCGAATTTTGATTTTAGTCAGCGTGAATTATGGACCAAAGGTTGGTCTGCCGGAATGTGGGTAAACGTACCCTCTGGTGGAACGTTAAACTTTAATGAACACGATCTATTCTTTATGGGATCATGGAATACATCTGGTTTTAATCAAAGATCTTGGGCTATTGCAACATCTGGTGGAAAACTATCAGCTAGAGTAAGCATGGACTCTAACCATTATGCTTTTGTATCCCCCAGCTCATTATCACTAGATGTTCCTATCTTTATTGCCATGTCTGCTATAAAATCTGAAGTAGAAAATGGTACATTAATAAAACTACACACCGGTATTTCTGGAGTTACTAGTGTTAGTACTGTCGCATCTGGAATTGTCCCATCTTTTGACTTTGATGAATCCTCTGATAGTGGTTTATGTATATTTGCTATTCCAGAATATGCAAATTTAGATGGTAATGGATCGAACTTTGCTGGTTGTCCTAGTGGGACGACTATTCAATCTGCATTTATTTTTGCTGAAGATATTGATATTTCTGGTATTACTAATATTAGAAATGCTGCTATTAATAAAATTGCTTTAATTCCAGCAACTGTTTCTTCTACTGATAGTAACAATGTAAGTCATTGGAAACTAGATTTTATTGAAAATACCATTAGAGATTATGGTAAAGAACAAAATCATCTAACGATACAGGGATCTCAAAATATATTAGCTAGTAGTGGTATTCATAATAGTGGATTACAGATTGATGATTTTACATGGTTGCAAACGGAAATTGGTAAGGCACCAGTTAGATTAGATTTAGGTTCTGGTACTAGTTCATTTACTATTTTGGGCTGGGCTGCTATTTTTGAAGACCCGGTTGATACAGATAAAATCATATTAGCTAAGGGTGGTTTGGATGGATCTGGATATCGTTTCTTAAGCAGCAATGATATTTTGCAATTTGCAAGTGACAAACATACTGGTAGTGGAAATAATAGTCCGGTTCAATTAGGTAGTGGAACCGACACTGTATTTAATCACCTAGCATTTATCTATAATAGAACTCTTGATCAAACGACAACTGTTGTCAACGGAAGATATGCTGGATCGACCTTTAATATACTTAGTGGTATAACTACCACAACTTCTGGATTTGCACTAGGTGGTAATAGTATTGCCCCCGGTGTTGTTGATCCATTTGGAGGTGGCGCTAATACATCTGGGTTATTTGATGATTTTATGATTTTTGATAGAGAATTAACCCTAGCTGAGATTTCTGGTTTAGCTAGAGATAGTTACAACTATGTAGAATCAGAAGGATCATCATCGACTCTTGTAGGTGCTTATCTTGCCGGTTTAGCAACAGAATCTATATCAGATCTAGTTGGTGGATTTATCCACGGTTTAGGATCTGAATTTGAAATTGCTGGTGGTTATGTTAGTGGTGTCCAGGGTCAGCTAGATCATATTGGTGGTTTTGTTCATGGTAAGCTAATTTCTAGCGGTATTGCTGGCGCATGGACACACGGAATGGACCAAGTTAGTGGTTTGCTTGGTGCCTATATGCGAGGTAAAGATATAGGTAGTGGCATAATTGGATCTTATATTTTGGGAGGTTGTGAAGACTCGGCTGAATTTGATATTACATTTACTTTTACTATTCTTGCAGCTAAAGATTTCGACGCTAGGGTAGGAGTAGAACTTACTAGTTCTAAAGATTTTGATGCACGTATTGCAGTAATTCAAATTACGCAACCGCCATTGTGTTCGATTGTGTCACCCACAAGCGGATTAGTCATTGACGGAGTACCATATACGCTTACATTACAAGCAAGTGGTATCGCCCAAAATGATAAAAAGATTTCACACGTTCGATTTACATGGTCTGATTTTACACCAGCTAATAGTGGAACATTAATTAGTGGTTTATCAAACTCAGGAGTATTTGAGGCTTCACATACATATTGGACGCCTGGCTTCTTTACGCCTAAAATAGAAATTATTGATGAGTTTGGTTATCGTACCTCGTGCTGTTATCAATTAATGATTGCACCGACTGGTATGGCATCTGGCACTTTTGCGGCTTTATTACCACAATTAGAATTATTAGTCAATGATTCAGATGGTGGTACGCAGCATGATGTGGATTTCACAACCCTTGCCAGTGGAGCCCCAATTGTAATGGACGAACTAGACTTTGCTGATGGTCAAACTACCTTAGTAAATTCTACCGAGATGCCATCATTAGGACCATATTCAGGGATTGTTAGGCAGCATACTTATACTATGCCAGGGAACTTCTGTGCTGTTTGGGCTACTAGTGGCACTGAGGGTATTATGACAGATACATTGCGGATAGGAAATGACTTTGAAGGATTTTAATTATGGTGGTAAGCTCAGGTGTACGTCCTTATAACTATGAGGCTCAAAATCCATTACGTCTGAGTATTGGTGATATAACGGGTTTTTCAGGTATTATTTTTTCTGAGGCTGCATTTAGCATGTTGCATGACCTTAGATTGTTCAATAATCTTAATACAACCACTCCATTTAAAGCTTATATTAATAAAGACGCTAATAGAATCATTATAATTGAGCCTGACGCCTCGGGAGATGCTTATATTGACAATAGTGGATGTGTTCACTATATTGACTATATCAAAGATTTACGTGAATCTATTAGTGGAGTTTTTGCCGCTCATGCTGCCGACTCCGCGCATGCCGCTTTTGCTTTTGAACAACACCATCTGAGAAAACAACATTCCTTATTTCCTGCCAAGGTCTCTAATATTAGTAACTTTATTCATCATTTACCATCAGTTGGTGTTTTACCTAGTGGCGAAGAATTAGGCACTTCAGGCATTTTTGATATAGACATAGCAGAGATTCAATGGCAACCCACAGTACGCCCAAGCGCACTAAAGAAAACTACCTTTGGACCGGGTGCTACTAATATTCCATTAGCTCCTTTATTTCCTTTTGTTATTACTGTAGACGGTACTTCTCCTCTTGCTAATACAGATGATGTAAATTTAGCTGACGATCTTGCCATTGATGTTTTTAGTAGCGGTGCCTTTTTATTGACCGGAGATGTAATTATTGATGGATCTGAAGTTATCCTAATGACAAGTTCGGGAGCAACACCGTCAGCAACTAGTACGTATCAAACTAACGTTGATGGAGCCCTTTATCCAACACATGCCGGACAAAATGTTACCACTCTTACTACTCCATCAGGTCGTCAAGTTATTTTTGATACTTTTACTTTATCAACAACTTTAGAAGAGGGTGTTTATCTTTTAGGTATTGATACTACACCCAGTACAAGTGGTAATATTAGCACATTTCCTGCTAATTATGCTAGCATTAGCGGCTTTACCAATGATTCTATCTGGGACTCTGAGGGCAAGCTCCTACAACCATTACCAGAAGGAGTATATGTTGCTGATAAACTAATTTTCAAACTTAGTCCCGGCGGTGAGGGATCCGCTGGCAGAAGTCGCATTACTGGTCGTAAAGCTTATTCTCATATTATTGATAATACTAGAAATATCAACAATAAGGCATTTGCTGGCCTTGTTTATCAAGACGTTGATGGTACTCCTGCCGCCATAGTTGATACCTATAATCAATTTGTTGATACCTTGCTAGGATTTGGCGTGCCTCGTGAATGTGGCGGCACACATAATCCTGTTCTAGATGTTAAATCAACAGTTACTCATGCAGAACTAGATCAAACATTAAGTAACGTCGCTTTTATTGACGTTCAAGAAAGCTTTCGACGCGATCGAAACTTTTTTGAATCTGCTGCGGCTGGAAATATTACTAATTTTGGCCAAGGTGTAGCAAGAGTTTTTCATAATATTTGGACGCCTGGTGCTTCTAAATTTATGATTACTTCAAATAGAAATGGTGCAGCACGTAATACGTTACGTAGTTATCGATATGAAGTACAAAAATTTATTGAACCTTCTGGACCAGTTATTGTTGTTTGTACAACAGACTCATTTTTCCCTGCATCTGATAATATTTTTCATGATATTGATGGATTATGGAATTTTGCTAGAACCAAAAATGGTAGGTTAGTCAATGTGGGTGGTAATATATATGTGAATTATTCTGGAAATCGTTTTTTTAAATTAGGTGTCTCATATCGTGACGCGCCCGCATCTTTGACCCCTACGCCATGGCGATACCAACCCGGTTTTGGCTATTGGAGAATTAAGCCAATTTCACAGGAAACCAATATTCCAAGCCGTATAACAAATGCTGGTGGGGCTTCTATTATATTACCTGAATATCTTCCATTTTCAAATAGCGATGTTGTTAGTTCAAACTATCTTGGATCACCATTGGGACAAGGATGGGGGCCAGTAGTTTATGATTTTGCAAATGATTTAAATTATTTTTATATTGAACTGAAACAAACTTTTATTGGTCATAGGTACTGGTTTTGTACAATGACTAATGATTTTCAGGTTATTAAAGCAGTACCAGTTGATAGTGACGATCTTTTAATAACAGCAAATATTGGTATCTTAACGCTTTAGTGTATAACAATAATAGAACTTAATTCCTTTAACTTATGTATAGGGAGATAAAAATTGGTTAATAACGTATCATTTATCGCACCTAGTGGCGCTCCAGCCGGTGGTTATGCCATGGAGTCACTAGAAGTTCCGGGCAATATTAGTGGTGCAAATCGTATAGGATTTTTCAATACTGGTGGTCCTGAGGGTGTTCCATTTGCCATCATTTTGAATACTTACCAGAATCGCACGTTTATTACTAATGCTTCTGGTCTTAATTTGGGTCAAGCCCCCTATGGAGTAGTGGGCAGTGGTCGACTCCTGAATGGTAAATTTGTTACTGATTCTACTGCACAACTAGAAAGCAATCCTGTCGTTAATGTTTCTGATGTTCCTATTGAAAGTGGTACAATTCTTATTAGATTCACACCTTCAGGCACTGCTATGACACAAAATGCGGTTTTGCGTTGTGTGCAGCTCAATGCCTCTAGTGGTGTTGATGATCAAGAAGCAATTGTCAGTGATATTGAAGTTCGTGCCTTTGAGGCTGGTGCTGACTCTAGTTGGACCGCCATTGGTGGGAGCGCGCTTTCTAATTCTCTTGCATTCAATGACCATGATATTGCTGATACTATACATGATTTTTATCCAGTATTATCAGTATCACCAACTGCTATTGGTGAAAGAACTGATTTTGGGTTCTTATTTATTGTAGAATTTCTATAAAATGGCAACGATACAAGAAATTTATGAATGGGCCAATATTGCCGCTGAGTATCATTTAGCCACGTTTATCAATCATAGCGCCGAATCATCTAAATGGGTAGCATCACTATCATGCGGTTTGACCATTTTTGATAATGGATATTATGATAATCAATCGGCTTGGTTAAGATTGAAAACTTTTTGTGAAGAACAGCAATTACAAATTACCCAGCTAAGATTACAACATGATGGTATTACTCTTAATACTAAATATAAAGCTGATGGCTATTTCTTTTCTAAAAGAGTAGAAACTCTACTTAATTATTCTACTGGTATTATTAATGTATTTGCCATCGGTGTTGGTTATTTAGATGGAGAGGATTTATATATTACTTGGATTTATCCAAATAATATACGACGAGAGGTTAGAAATTTAAAACAGCAGCATAAAAAACATTTCAATCTAGTAAATACAATTATTTACTCTTGAGATAAATATAACTCATATGTCATCGAACATTTTTGGTACTACAGTTAACGTAGACGGATTAGGATTAGGTAATTGTCAACCAGTTATTGCTTTTCCTAGTGGTCAAATTGCAGCCGGTCAACCAGGCAGAGATCTAGAAGCAATATTAATTCAGATTAATGCACAATTTGGTTTTAATACACAACCTCATACATTTAATACTTCCTGGGTGCCCACACGAGATGACCCTGAGGCATTTCATGGTGCAAGTGGACAGGCCCCATCTGTAGGTACAACCATTGGATTTACTATTGATGAATTTCTCGTTAGTGGTGAAATTATCCATTCAGAATATAATGTTACCAATAATGGTGGCACTATTCTAAATATCAATATTCGTGACACTAGGTCGTGTCTTGACGCTATTAAGATTATTACTGAAGATCTAGGTAATAATCCCGGTTCTGGTGTTATTTCTGTTGCTCGCGGTACACGTATTACTAAGGGATTTACAGATATTAATGGCAATGTTTCAGAGGTCAAGTTTCAAGAATATCGCAAAATACTTGAGCAAGGCGCAACATACCCTCAGATTCTAGATGCAATTCAATTAGCAATTGATGAAGGAGAAATTTCATTTGATCTTAACAAGATTCCAACTAAACAACAATTAGAAGCTAATTTAGGCGGTGACGCTTCAGCTATTCGTTTTCAATTTAAGGGCTCGCCCTTAACTGAAGTGATTACTCGTGTTTTGGAGTCCTCGGCATATGACTGGTATTGGAGTATGTCTGAGCAAAAAGTACAACTGATTAATCGCAAGATTGCATTTACACTTGCAGAAAATGACCTTCTTGATATTGTTTCGTCTTTAGGCGCATCTAGTGGTCTTGATCAAACTATACGTATAGCATATGGTGATGATTTAGTTACACAACCACGTCGTGTTAGATTGTTGGGTGCTCATCAAGAAGGATGGATCAATTCTCCACTACTTGGACTTATTGATGGTATAGATACACCGTCATCTGGTGTTGTTTTTATGCCAGCTTGGCATAATTTTACCGTACAATTTACTGATGCGGCTGGTATTTTGCGTAGCTATACACCTAGTGATTTGGAGTTGCAAGCTGCGCTCAAGGGTATTGAACACTGGACGTATTTTAAAAGATATCAAACCGCTCCTCTTAATCTTACCCTTGAATCTCCTGGATTTGGTTTATCTCCTGATGCTGGCAGTATTGCTGCTCAACATGTTGATTTTCAAAGCCGCATTGATCCAGCGCGCCCCATTGCGTCTTTAGGTGGCAATGAATCAGGTCAATTTCGATTAATTAATAATCGTCGTGATGCTAATCAAAATTGGGTAATCAATTTCTTTAATCGTGTACAAGATCATGCTAATCGTTTCTTTGGTCGAGCATATATTGCATCAGGTATCTTAGCTAATGAAGTATCTGGTGCATTTACAGTTGCTAATCAGGCATGGGGGAATGTTGAAAACCAGGTTGAAGGTCAAACCATTAGTGTTGCAGGTTCTAGTGGTTTATTTGTTGACAACTATGAGATTAATCGTGACCTAGGCCCGTTAGCACCATTTAAGGGCTCGGATAACAAAATTGCTTCTTATTGTGTATTACCGGCTGGTACGGTTTATGGTCCAGATGGTGAAGATCCACCAGCTAGTTTTGGCTCATGGACCGAAGACTTCTTTTTTGCTATTGATCCTATTACAGGAACTATTGCAGAAGGTGGCTTAACCACAGCTCAAGGGGCTTCCACTAGCGGTCATCGTACTCGTACGGGCGAACATTATGTGCCGATTAGATTAATCGAAGTTGGACAATTATCAATTGACCCCCGCGATCCCCTTGCCGCCTTTGAATCATACCCTGAAGGAACCGTGCTTGCCGAACTTCCCATTATGGCTAGCTCAGGCTTAAGTCCCAATACAGTTTTTAAAAATCTTGTTACATTAACCGAGACTGCATTAGAAACCGAAGTTCCAGGACCAATAGATATTCTTGATCCTGGTATTCTTGTTGAACCTTATAATGTATTATCAGGAGTTGCCATACCTGTTATTTTTACTAAACGATATGGTATGGACTTTCCATCTGAATGGGCTAGTGGTACTCTTCAAACTGTTTGTGATAACGAAGTAGTTGTAATAGATGATCAATTTGCACCCTGGAACTTTCCACCACAAGGACGAACAACATCTGTTCAGTTGATGGAAGATCGCGCTTTTCGCCGTCTTCAAGGATTAATTGCGCCTGCTGCTAATTCACAATTTGCCCAAATTGAAATTGTTGGTTTACCCAAGATCTCCTTTGATGCATTTTCAAATCAAACCCCAGATATTAATGGCAATATTGGTATTCGTAATCATGGTGTTACAAATATTAACTTTAGTTTAGGCACTAATGGTATTCGTAGTACATATCGTATAGCAAGCTTTTTTGCTGAATTTGGTGAAGATCCTCCTTTGGCAAAAAGCCCACGTGCAATTTTGAATGGTATTATTACACCAATTGATACACAGATAGGCAAAATAGGTGAAGGTAATTCAAACCGTCAACGACCAACTCCACCCAATATTCCTTTTGTAGGTCGTGTCACCGGTCAAGGTGAAACGACCCGCCGCGCTACTATTACTGAAGTTAACTTTGCATTAACATTTTCTGATACCCCTGATGCCGGTACTCAAGAGCGTTATCGTGGTCGTACACAACAACAATATACCGTTCCTCCCAAAATTGCCGGTAGTATTGATCCAGATTTTGAAAATGCTGCTGGGCAAGGTGGCGCAGTATGCATTGATGGATTTTTAAATTTAGGCGACGAGGCGGTCTATCATGTTAATGAATTTAGATTACCTGGTCAATCTCGTGCAGTTCAACGTTTTTGGACCGGTGGCCGTCCTTTTGCTAATGCAACAATTGTAGAAGTTATTGAAGTAGGTACAACAAGTTCAGTATTTAATGTAGCAATTGAAAACACTGACCCGTTACGTAAACTCGTTGATGTACCGCTTTTAAATGGCGTGATTAGCGTAGGTGATAAAACCACTCTTGCTACACAAGCCAATGCACCAGTAATTTTGTCTAGACCAACGTCTGAGTTAACTATTGATGGCGTATTTCTTAATCCTGGTGGAGGCTCAACATCTATACCAGTTCAGGTAGTCTCAATAACTAATCCGGGGACGTCGGGTGCTTTAGTTAATGTTCAAGGACTTACTGACAATGGCGACGTCAATACCGCTGCGTCAATTGTAAGCGGATTAGTACCAATACCCTTTCCTCATTTTATTATTGTAGGTGATAAGGGCACGTTTTTTCAGGCTTCGGTTTTAAATACTAATCCTACCACGCCTGGGGATGGGTCAACGGCAACAACTAAATTCTTCGTGAGTAACCGACAGAATTTTGTGCGTTTCACATAATTTTTAAATTTTGCGGACGAAAACATCTTCTAGGCACATAATAAAGAAGAAAGGAACCGCAAAATGACCAAGTATCAAAGTCCCAGCACGCCCATGGTATCGCATGATTTGATAAACTTCATCACTGAGGCGATTCTCATCAACCGTTATGATGTCCTGCCAGAAGCGTCTTGGCGCAAGGGACGCCCCCTAGCTCAGGAATGGGGTAAGCTGGTAACGAAAGTTAAACGCATCATTAAGACTCTAGATGTTCAGCCAGAACAATTAGCGTGGTATGTTCAATTTTTTAAGATCACCGACTTAGACTATAAAGATTTTGGGTTATTGCGGTGGAAGGTTCAACGTTATTTTAAGTGGTGTCAGATCGATAAGTTTGTGGATTATTATATTCAGTTACATACGATACGTATAAGTCAATTAGAATCTAATGATTACGCAGAGGCAACCCAGGGTTATAAAACCAAAACATCAAGTAAGAATCGTCAAAAAACGTTAAGTGACATTTTAAAGGAACTAGAGGATGGCTAGGCGTCAAACAGCAGAAGCATTGGATGATGGCGAATATGATGAGAAAGAATTACACAAAATATTTATGCGATCACTCAAAAAAGAATTCAAGGATACTCAGTTCTCTACAGGAGATAAGTTGAAACTTCCAAGTGGTAATTCAACTGGTTCATTAAGTTTAGATATAAATCTTCAAATTCCAATTTATGAGGGGTCTATTGTTGAAATTTATAGTAGTGAAGGTGCTGGTAAAACCACTTTAGTTCTTTCGATTATGGCGGAAGGAGCTAAGCGAGGTAAGAAGCTTTTATTCTTAGACCAAGAACAAACACTACAGGCAACTTTAGTGGACTCATTTCCCACTTTACGTGATCCTGGTGTTTTAGAAGTTATGACAACACCCACAGGGGAAGAGGCGCTACGTATTGCAGAGCTATGGGCATTACAATATCCTGGGTCCATTATTGCTATAGATTCTGTAGATGCTCTAATACCTGATATGACAGCTACAAAAGAAATTGGTGAGACCAATGTTGGAACATTGCCAAAACTAATGAGCGCTGGTTGTCGTAAATTAACAGCAGCAGTTGGTAAATCAGATAGTACGATTATTTTTATTAATCAAATACGCACCAAGATTGGTACATATGGTGATCCTAATACTACGTCTGGTGGTCGAGCCTTACCGTTTTATGCTAGTCAACGCATACAGCTTAAAGATATTGCCGCTAAGACACGTATAATGGACGTAGACGGTAATCAAATCGGCCACATAGTACGTTATAAGATCATAAAAAACAAAGTTGCACCTCCATTTATAGAAGGCGAATTTCCTTTGATATACGGCAAGGGTATCGATCAAGCTCAAGAATTGACTAATCTAGCTGTTGATTTAGGAATTTTTATCAAAGAAGGTACAAAAATCTTATTACCTAATGAAAAGGGTGAGATTAAAAAGCGATCACCAAAAACTGTGACAGATATGTTAAAAGCAGATCCTAAATTTTTTCAGTCCACGTTAGACGAACTAAAAGCCTTATATCCTGAGACTTTTCATGAGTAAAGGAGCTAAAGAATTATTAGAAATTGTGCAAAAAATTTTTCCCAACCAAAGGATTGAGTTAGAATATAATATTGCAGCAAGGGGTGCCCTATTTTTAGATTTATATTTACCACGCCTAAAGCTTGCCTTCGAATTTGACGGCGATCAACATGGCAGATTTGTAGAGCATTTTCATAAAGATAGACAGGGATTTATAAATGCACGCAAACGTGATTTTGAAAAAGAAAGACTATGCGAGGAACAAGGAATTACTTTAATAAGGATAAAATACGGAGAAGAGATGACGCTGATCACCGTTAGTAAGAAAATTGATGAAGCATTGCGGAGATCTGAATAATGTCAAATATTGCCGCCGAATTTGGCTTATTGGCAGGAATTTGTCGTCATCCAGATGTATATTTTACCATTCAACAACATATTTCTGTAGATGATTTTACAGAAAAAACTCACCAAACCTTTTTCATTGTTTTGCAACGTTTATTGCTAAATGCCCATGACCAATTATTAGTTACGCAAGCTGGATTATTGGCCGAGGCTACTGCGCTTGGTATTAAAGATTTTTATGAGAAGTGTCGCGATGGAGAATTGATTGAAGCTTGTTTGGAGCATCAGTCTACTAAAGCCGATGTGATGATTGCGTTTGAACACGTTAAGCGTGAAACGGTTAAGACAAAATATGTTGAATATTTTAGAAAACAAGCTAAGTATATGAAAGACACGCCTGATCGCACTGATGAAATTATTAATCAGGTTGATAAAGGATTAATTGATCTTTCAAATCGTCTTCAGGGTGTAGTTGATGACGAGATTATTCACTTACCTTCTCGGGCTAAAGACATTATTCTTGATCTTGGCGAACATCCAGGTGAGCTGGGTGTTAATATTGGTTTTCCAATTTGGCAGCGAGCTATTGGTGGTTTACGTAATGGTAGCGTAACATTTGTAGCAGCAACCGCCAAGGCTGGCAAAAGCCAACTTGGTGTTAGAGCCGCATTAGAGCTTTCAAAATATATTCCTGTTTTATATTGTGATAGCGAGCTAAATGAAATGTCTCAAAGTGTACGAGCCTATGGTATGCTTAGCGAAATCAATTATGAAATTTTAGAAACAGGTTTTTGGAACTCAGACTATAATGACATTTTATCGGAAGGCTATAATACAACATTTGCAACACAATGTAAATTAGCACACACAATCCTAAAAGATGAAACAATATGGAATGAATTCAAGAATCGCAAATTATTTTATAAACAAATGACAGGTATGACCGCTCGTGAAATGATACCTTATTTACGTAGATGGGTAACGCAACAAGCAGGATTAGATAGACAAACTCGTGTACCTCAGTGTATGATTGTATGGGACTATATTAAATTAGCACGAGTAGATGAAGTGCGCACATTAGGGGTGGGCGCACATGATGTAATCGGCGATGCCTGCATGGCATTACATGATTTTGCAGAGGAATTCAACTTACCCATTCTGGCTTTTGGTCAAACTAATCGTGAGATTAATATTGACATTAATATGATTGCTGGCGCTAAGAAGATTGTTGAACTAGTTGATTCAGTAAGTCTATTGCGTAAAAAGGATGTAGATGATCTTATGATTGACCCTACTGGTACTCATGAAATACATAATCTTGTTACAAGGCACGGCAAAGGTATTAGTACATATATTAATATTACTGCTGATTTAGGTATTGGTAAATTTGCTGAGCTAGGCATAGCCAATCCACAAACAGCTAAGCAAAAGAATAAGAAAGATGATGACACAGATATTGACAAAAAACAAGATTGAAGGGATTCGTAAATTAGCGCATAAAAACATGCGTTTGATTATGAAAAAGCTTAATTTCCAAGGTGAGGATTTGGGTAGCCGTCTTGTAGGCTGTTGCCCAATCTCTCACACGGATGGCATGACACCCAACGATAATCGTAATGCATTTAGTTGGGATTTTGATCGACAAATGTGGCAATGTTTTAGTAATCAATGTCATCAAACATATGGTTCTGATATTTTTGCACTCATTCGTAGCGTTCAAAAATGCTCTTTTCAAGAAGCGATTTTATGGATTCTAGGTGTAATTAATCAAGATATTAACGAGGTAAAGGAGCTAGATAGCACCGAAACCAAACATATGGAACAGGTCATCCGCAAGCGGTCCCAGCTTGTCAAACATAAGCGTATGGAAAAAGAACTTATGTGCCACCTACAACCAAGTACATATTTCCTTGATCGTGGTTTCTCTAGTGAGGTCATTAAGGAGTTTGGTTGTGGTGGTGAATGGCACAAAGCTAGAACCTATGGCGATGGTAGAGTTATTATACCGGTTTATGATCCGATAGATGGCTACCTTATCGCCTTTACCTGTCGCTTGTTGGATGACAGCCTTATAAGTCAAACACACCCCAAGTGGTGTCATACCCTAAATTTTGCAGCACTGCGTAAAAAGTCTTCAGAACGAACAGATGAAGAACGTTTTTATGCTTCTTCTGTATTGTTTAATTTACATCGTGCTAAAAAGTATATGGGTGAATCCAAAACAATTATTCTAGTAGAAGGTCCAGGAGATGTTATGCGTATGTGGGAGGCTGGGATTAAAAATGTAGTTGCAGTATTGGGTACTGGATTTGGTCAACATCATCGTACACTTTTACATAAAGTAGGGTGTCGTAGAATAGTTAGTGTTTTAGACGAAGATCATGCGGGACAAAGAGGAACTCGCCTAGTGGAAAAAATATGTAAAAACTATTTTGATTTTCATTGTGTTACTTTATTAGCAGGTAAAGACCCTGGTGATTACGATATAGCGCAATTACGTTTGACTTTTAAGGAATACTTAAGATGAAGATTTATCTTTCAAGTCCGTACGAGCACAATAGAGCAGACGTCTCATGGAAAACCAAAGCTCTTGACTGGTTATTGAACGTAGATAAACGTATAGAAATTATTGATCCATGTCCCGATAGCTGTGATGAAACTAATTTCATCAATAAGATAAAAGAAGAGAAGGATTGGCTAGGCTTCTATTCTTTTTGTGCCAATATTGTTGAAGGCGACTTAGCAATGTTGAATAGCTGTGATGGTATGATTGCATATCTACCATATGGCGCGGTTACATTTGGTACTACTCATGAAATAATTCATGCTTTACAGAACCAAATTCCCATAGTGTTAGTAATGCCCGAAGGTATTGACAAGGTACCGCATTGGTTATGGGGAATTTTAGGTCCGAATCGTATTTTTGATAATCTAAAATTAGCAGCACGAACATTGGTTGATAGAATTCAAGTAGTGAGAGGAGAAAAACTCAATGACTCGGTTTATTACCCTGGCAGGGAAGAAGCATTGTGATTAATATAAGTCAACAATATATTTAGATCGAAAAAAGAAATTTGTTGAGGAAAATATTTATGACTAGATTTATTACATTAGCTGGCAAAAAACAGTCGGGTAAAGATACCAGCGCCATATTCATTCGCCAACTTCTTATTAGCGATAGTTTTCAATATCATATAGATGATAAAGGTGAAATACAAATCATCAATTCTGTAGGTCATGGTCCTTTAGACCCATTGGGGGATACAAGAATACATATTGTCCATTTTGCCGATGCATTGAAACAAGCTTGTCATACCATCTTTGGTATTCCTTTAAAAGACATGGCGACCGAAGAAGGTAAACAGAAGTTAACTCATATTTTATGGCCTAATAATGATGGTTTTAATTGTGGATGGTTTCCACACCCTGGTATTGAATATGTTTCGTCTACTCAACAGCCACCATATATGACCGTACGTGAAGTTTTACAGTTTGTTGGTACTGACTTGTTTCGTGAACAAATGTATGCCAATGTCTGGGTTGAATCGATTTTCCGTTATCCATGGGAAGACCGTGACATTGTTATCATTGCAGATGCACGCTTTCCTAATGAAGTAGAATTTGCGTGCCAACATGGTCTTCTTATTAAGATTGAACGTGACACTAATCTTAAGAGCGATAGTCATAAATCCGAAACTGCATTGGATGATTATAAAGGTTATGATCACATAGTGCAAAATAATAGTAGTCTAGATGATCTACGAGATGCGTTATATACAATACTTCAAATTCATGGTTTAATAGTATGAAAATTCCTTACGTCTCACCATCACGTTTGAAAAAGATTCTTGATTGCGACTTCAAATATTATCTTTCATATGAATGGGGGTGGTCGGACGAGTTATTTACATATGCATGGTGTAGTGCATTTGGTAGTTCTGTGCATAATACTTTAGAAGCTTATGCTAATGCTAAAGGTGAGTTAGATTATGTACAAGAATACGCCAAACAAACAGCAGAATTAAAACCATTTGTTGATGATATGAATAAGGCACCCTCTAAAGCTCGTGCTGCATTTTTTATTGACAAACTTTGTGAAAACTGTAAACACTTTGATAGTTCAATCTCATATTGTAAATTAATGGATCAGCCTATTAATGATTTTGATGGCTGTCCTGCCAATCTATATACTCAAGGTTTAACCATGATTGAGACTGCTATTGATCGTTATGGTGACTATTTTGATACTGGCATTAAGAGTCTTGATAATCCAGATGGTAAAGTAATTGGCGTTGAGGCACCAGCAGATATTATTTGGGGTGTTGATAAAGATGGTGAAGATATTAAAATGCATGGCTTCATTGACCTTGTTTTAGAGTATGATAAAGACACCCTTCTAGTTGTAGATTACAAAACCGGATACTCTATACCAACACATGAGGCGTTTATAAAAGATTTACAACCAAGAATGTACTCATATGCTGCAAAACAGCTATATCCAAATTATAAGTATTATTGGGTGCAGTTTGATTATTTTCGTGGTATTCCAATTGAACATGTATTTACGGCTGATGATGATGAAATTACGCGTAAAGAAGTTATTAAATATTACCACTATATTAAAGGAGCGCGCGAAATAAAACGACGAGCATATGATCATAAATGTAAATATTTATGTAATCGCCCATTTTGTGATAAAAAATGGGAAGAATTTAAATTGGGTGTCGATGGTTCTAATCCTGATTATAAACCAGAGGATCATAGATGAATAATTTAAGATTATGGAATGAAGAAGAGGAGGATGCTCGTTGTAAATATCTTCATGGACAGCCTAAAAAAATGACAGTAGAACAAAAATTTAGATTAATTTTACGTTTATTACGTCGAGACTTTCCACCAGATCTTCCTGTCAAAGTCAGACGAGTTAATAAGGTGATTATGGGTAGTGACGAGCCTCATGGCATATGCTGGCTATCTAATGCAAACAAGCCTTTGTCGCAACGTTATTATTCAATTCGTATTAATAAGGGAGATTCATGGACACAGCAATTTGATACCCTTCTCCATGAATGGGCTCATTGTTTAACTTGGCATCTTATTAATAAAGAAACCCATCATGGCGACTCATTTCATAGAAAGTATGGCGTCTTATATCGTCATTACATAGAGGATTAATTGTGTTATACGAATTTGGTTGTAGAAATTGTCAGCATATACAAGAAGTAGTTTTTTCTGTTAAAGACTATGATAAAAAAGTATCTAAAAAAGGCAAACTAAAACGTGCTAAGTGTGAACAGTGTGGTAAACTTACATTGTATCGACATATTAGTGTTTCAAATGCGCCAAGTATACTTGGTGGCCCTGGTGGCTATATTAGTATGGAGCGTTGGCAAAGAGAACATCCAGAATATGCTAAACGTAATGAAGAACAACTAGAACAAAAATTAGCAGATAGACGACGCAAGCGTGTAATGGATAGGATCAATAAACAGACAGGTGGTGATAAACGCGATCAACGAGATAATGACTACGGTAAGGGACAACAAGAAGAGAGGTTAAGGCTAGATGACTGATTTAATTCCATATTTGATTGATCTTCCAGATAAGGAAAATGACAATATTTTATGGTCTGTTTTGGGTAATCCTGAAACCAATCAACTATATATTAAAGTATATAATTCCGAAACTGATAAAAAGTTTGAAGACATAATTGATGCACCGGTTTTATATCCATCGATGTATGATCGTAGATTTGGAATTGATGCTTGTGATTTGAATGCCGCCCTTCGGCATTCTGAAATTATGTGGTTAAAATATAAGGATCAATTAGTATAATGACTAGAGAAATAGTCCATCTACATTGTCATACTAATCATTCTTTTCTAGATGGTCAATCATCTGTTAAGAATCTAGTTGCACGCGCCAAAGAACTAGGTATGGACGCACTTGCTATGACTAATCATGGCAATATTTTTGGTTGGGTAGAATTTGCTAAAGAATGTAAAAAACAAGATATTAAATCCTTATACGGCTGTGAATTTTATCTTACTGATGATCATGCGAATAAAAGCCGCCAAGCTCATCATCTAGTTGTTCTTGCCGAAAATGAAATAGGGCTGAATAATATTATTCGACTAACCACGCGGGCGAATGAGAACTTTTATTATAAACCTCGCATTGATCTGAAAGATCTAGAATTACATAAAGAGGGTATTATTGTTACGACGGCATGTATGCATGGACCGATTTCGTATTGGTTATTTGATAAGATGACATGGCCTGTTGCTGGCGAAGAATCTACGTTAAAAGAAGCAGCTAATATTCCTGAAGCATATCGTTACGCCAATGAACTGAAACGCATTCTTGGACCCGAACAGTTTTTTCTAGAAGTACAAGATGGTGGTATTCCAGAGCAAAAATTAATCAATCAGCGTGTTCGTAAAATCGCCAAAGAGCTAGGGCTTCAAGTAGTTGCTACCCAAGACTCTCATTATGTTAACAAAGATGATGCCTTGGCACATAGTTTTTTAAAAGCGATGGCTTTTGGAAAATCAGCAGTAGAAGCTGGGTCACACGGTTTTTCTACCGAAGAATATTATCTCAAAAATCGTGACATAGTATTACATGCAACAGATATTAAACCAGCAGAAGTAGATATTACACGAGAAATTGCAGCTAGATGTAATGTAGAATTAGATCTTCATCAAATGCGCTTACCCAAATATCCGACGGATGACTTACGTTCTTCGATCGAGATTCTTAAGGAGAAGCTACGCCAGGGTTGGAAACGGCGTAAAATTTATGATGATTATGGCGAATATAGTCAACGTATTAATCATGAATTAGTCGATATTGAACAGGCGGGTTTGGCAGATTATTTTCTTATTGTAGCTGATATTACAGATTATTGTCGAGATCAAAATATTATGGTAGGTCCAGCACGTGGATCTGCTGGAGGCTCGTTGGTATCTTATTTGTTAGGAATTACTAGTTTAGACCCTATAGTTCATGGTTTAATTTGGGAAAGATTTTATAATGTCGGTCGTATTGGTTCAATGCCCGACATTGATACAGATATTGAAAAGGGTAGGCGCGATGAGGTAATTGATTATATTCGTAGTCGATTTGGTGAAAAACGTGTAGCTCAAATTGTAACACTTTCTTCATTAGCAGCACGACAAGTATTACGTGACGTGTTTAAAGTTGCAGGTATTGATGAAAATGTTAAGAATTTGATTGTAGGCTTAGTACCAGCTAAAAACGAAGACCATGCTTCTATTTCTTTACAGGAAGCTATTGACGCAGTACCAAAATTGAAAGAATATGCGGACAATAAAGACCCATTTGATATTGTAAGAGGAGGTAGAGTTATACGTACTACATCTTGGCATGAACTTTTTGATATTGCATTACGCCTTGAGGGATGCTACAAGACTTCAGGCATACATGCCGCCGCAGTTATTATTGCTGATAAGGACTTTGACGAGGCTGGTGTTCCTTTGGTCAAAGCTAAAAGTACAGAAGACCATAAACATCGAATGATTTGTGGTTGGGATATGGATGCAGTAGACGCTTTTGGTCTCCTTAAGGTAGATATTTTGGGCCTTGCTACATTAGATATTCTCAAAACTACATTGAAACTTATCAAGAATCGACATGGCAAAACATATGATTTATCTAATATTCCTTTAGATAATTCTAAGGTTTTTAATTTATTAGCCGATGGACATAATCAAGGGATTTTTCAACTAGAATCAAGTTTGGGTAAAGCGTGGTCTAAAAAATGTAAGCCCACTTCTGTAGAAGAAATTGCAGAGTTAATATCAATTATTAGACCGTCATGTCTTGATACGGGAATGTCTGAAACTTATGCAAAAATTAAGCAAGGTAAGGAAACCCCTAGTTATATTCATTCTATCCTAAAACCTATTTTAGAACCTACTAAAGGTATTTTATTATATCAAGAACAGGTAATGGCGATTTGTCAAGTCGTAGCTGGTATGGATCTTAAACATGCAGACTCTGTACGTAAAGTTATTGGTAAAAAGAAACCAGATGAGTTGCGCGAAAAACAACAAGAATTTATGGATGGAGCAATTAAAACCGTACCACAAGATATTGCTGAAGAAATTTGGGGCTGGATTGAGAAACAAGCTGGATACGGATTTAATAAAAGCCATGCTGTTGGTTATGCCATGTTGGCTTATCAAACCGCATGGGTTAAGGCTAACTATTATCTAGAATTTTTATGTGCTAATCTTATGCATGCTAAAGACAAGGCTAATCAACAGCGTACTTCACAAGACGTTATAGCATCATTTGTCAATGATGGCAAACTACAAGATATTCATATTGTACCACCAAAATTAAATAATAGTCAAGTAGATTTTACGATTATAAATAAAAATGTAATTTCATTTGGGTTTTCACATATTCGTGGTGTTGGTGCTTCGGCTTTAAAGTCTGTCAAAGCTTGTCAAATGGCTAAAAACTTTACTGAATTTTTGAATCTAGCATCTAAACATAAACTGAAGAAAACCGTGATTGAAGCATTCATTTGTGCAGGAGTGCTAGATGAATTTGGACTAGCTAGGCGTCGTATGAAAGCACAGTATAATTTATGGAGCGCCCTAACAGCTAAAGAGCAGACTATGTTGGAGGATCATTCTGGCACGCTAGTTGATCAAATTACGGCCATAGCCGATGAAGCCACGGTTGTAGATCGAAAAGCTAATAAGGTTAAAATGCCCAATATTAGTCGTAGACAAAAGTTAAGAACATTAGTGCAGACATTTCAAAATGAATCACATCGTGATACGGTGGCTCAGATTTTAGTATGGGAGAAGCACTATTTAGGTACTACCTTATCTGGTAGCATGGCGGACCTAGAACGAGCCATGAGTGGCGCTCGTCATACATGCAAAGAGGTTGGTACAGGTCAGTTACAGCCTGGTTGGGACGTACATTTATGTGTTGTGGTCGAGAAATTTCGAGAGGTAACTGTTAAACGTGGTAAAACTCAAGGTAGACAAATGGCTTTTGCTGTTGTGAGTGACTCGACATATGCTCTAGATGGGTCATGTATTTTTCCTGATGCGTATGATAAAGTTAAAGAGTCGGGTATTATGGAGGGTGACGTTGTGTCTATATTAGGCAAAATGTCAGATCGTGGACTAATCATCAATCAAATGAGGCAACTATGAGTTATGTAGAATATAAAGAGGTTAAAGTACCGGATGAATATTTGGGAAAAGATGCAGCAACAATGACTGACGCAGGTATTATTGAATGGTTAAATAAACTTGCACGTGAAGAAGGGTGGCGGGTAATATGGACCACTTTTCATAACTTTCCGTTTCTTATGCTAGAACGTGAAGTAAATCCAAATGAATGAGGACGATTATAACATCTAGGCACATAATAATACTATGGCACATATTACTACTACCATTGACAGCATTCGTGGAATTATTAAAATCTTGCTTGACGACGGGCAGGAGAAGCAAACCATTGAGTTAAAATGGTGTGAATTTGATGATATTGGGTCGGTAGGATTTTGGACCTCATTTTCACAGGTGCCAATTTTATTAACCGAGGTGGCGGCTGAGCAATTTATTCGTATAATGCTTAGTCAACTAGTGGTAAGTTTTGAAATACAGCCTGGGGATTTAACTATTATTAATCATCTAGGTGAATCAATTCAAGATGTACAATTTTTACCTCCAACCTTTATAGGAACGGAAGGTGAATTATTACAATTTATTACTAAACAAGATAGTTTGCGCAGAATTTTCTCTGCTTATGAACAAACTAATAAATTAAATAGTGAGATCATTAATCTTTGTGATTATGATGATGTTGTGGACGACTTTCTGAGTTTAATACAAGCAAGAACATCAGGAAGTTTTATTTCTGTAAATAAACCAAATCAATAGGAAAATACCATGGATAGTGGACGAGTATTTTTAACAGGTCGTTTGACCAGAGACCCTCTCTTTTTTGGTGAAGGCGACAAGCAGCGTGCGCTCTTTACTATAGCGTTTAATCGTGGTCGTGATGAGGCGCGTAAGACAACTTTTGTCCAGTGTATTGCTTGGGGCAAGCGTGCTGATATTATGCGTGATTTTAATAAAGGCTCTGGCATTCATATCGAAGGTGATCTTGAGTTAGATAGTTATACTAATAAGGAAGATGTTAAGGTTGAAAGGCTTCAAGTGAACGTTAGTGTTATTACGGCAACTCAAAATTTACGACGTCGTAGCCAACAAGAAGAAGTTGTTGTAGGTATCACCACAGATGGCAATAGTAATACCGACGTTGATGAAGGTGAAATTCCTTTCTAAATATTAAGTAATAGCAATGTTTTGTAGAATGGAAGAGTCACCTGATCAAGTTTATGCTGCAAATAGAGGATTGATTAGATCGTTAATTAATTCTATTGTAGTGAATAATCGCTCTGTAGTATCTGTGGAAGATCTACAACAAGCAGGTGCCCTGGCGTTGATCGTAGCGCTTCGGACATATGATCCTTCGGTGGGTTCATTTCAGTCTTATATTCGTTGCTGCATTCGAAATGCTCTCCTAGAGGAAGCTAATTCATTTAATAGTATATTTACTGTAGATGAAAAGTTACGCCGACAAACGAACGCTATTTTAAAAATGCGTGAGCAAGGATTGAGCGATGACACTATTATGACACGGCTCGGGATTAAAACCCGAGCCACTTTTTTATCTTTGTTACAATTAGGTAATTATGCTATTGAGCTTCATAAGGTTGATATAGAGGATAATTTTTCACCTGATAAAGATGATATTCTACGTTTATTAAATGAAATCGGTTTAAATGATGTAGAGTTGGAGTTTGTTAATTTTATTATTAATAATCATTCAATGGACGATATTGCAATAAAAATGAATTTGAGCCGCTCTTATCTTTTCACTGTTAAAGCAACTATTCGTGATAAGATTTTAGAATGGGGTAGAAACGAGTAATTTAATATGGGGACCGGCATGAGTCAAGAAAAGAATAATAAAAAGCGTATTTTGTTTATTGGTGAAGCATCATGTCTTAATACTGGTTTTTCAACCTATTATCGTGAATTACTTCCAAGACTTGCCGCTATGGGTAAGTATGAGATTGCTGAATTTGCATCTTATATTACAGATGATGATCCACGAGCCCAGGCATTTATTCAAGGACGATGGAAATTTTATGGTAATGCTCCACAAACTTCAGAAGAAGAAGCCCTATTCAATCAGCCAGATCCTGCACAACCGGGACAAAATACTAATCAGTTTGGTAGGTGGAAGTTTGAACATGTACTCGCAGATTTTCAGCCTGATATAGTTTGCTTACCATCGGGCGAGCCTATTATGACATCTAATGGATATAAGAATATTGAAGATGTTCAGGTAGGTGATTTAGTAATGACTCACCAAGGTAGGTTTCGTTCCGTTTTAGAAACCATGAATCGAAAGCACGATGGTGATTTGTATTCTATATATTTTAATGGTGGATCAGAGCCACTGAGGGTGACAAGTAATCACCCTGTGTTGGTATATCGAAAGCGCAAGCAGACTAATCAAAAGAAAAGTATTGGAGCAATTTATGCTGGTATTGATGCTCAATTTGTGAGAGCTGATCAAATTCAAGAGGGTGATTTGGTTGTAGTGCCCCGACTGCAAGATACTCAGGCTTCTTATCTTACAATAGATATCACATCTTACCTAGATGACTCTGTGAATTATGAAATTATAGGTAATCAAATTCATACCAAACCTCACGGTCATGTTGTTCCACGCTATATTGAGCTTACCCCAGATTTGGCAAGATTGGTTGGGTATTTTATTGCGGATGGGTCAAGCTCGATAAGAGAAGTTTGTACCACGTTTAGTAGTAATGAAATAAGATTTGTAGATGATGTAAAAATAATTTTAGAATCTATATTTAAAATAAACACCACAGTTTTTGATTGTAGCCCTAATAAACAATCTTTTAATAACAGATTATGTAGTACGATAATTGCAAACTTTTTTACAAATTGGATTGGTCAGCGAGAGAATAAAAATATTCCTTATGAGTTTTGGCAATCTCCTTTAGATGTTCGTCAACAATTAATGCGTGGCTTGGTTCGTGGTGATGGAGATTATGCCAAAAATTCAGTAAGACTCACTACTGTTGTTCGAAATCTAGCCTATTCTTATAGGATGTTAGCAATCTCTTTAGGAATTCCAGTAAGTATTCAATTTAATGAAACACAAGGTAAAAATGGTGCCTACGTTATTTGTGGATATGGTGAATCCGCTCGATCTCTTCATCTTCTAGTTGATAAATTTGAAGGACAAGAGCCACCGGGTTTAGTTGCTACGGCAGTTCGTCGTGGTTGTTCTACACATATGGTGAACAATCAAATGTTGGCCACTGTCAAGAAGATTGAAGTCAACAAATATTGTGGCAAGGTTTATAACTTTGAAGTAGAAGAAGATCATTCGTACGTAAGTGTAGTGTCTACACACAATTGCGACATAAGGGATTGGTGGATGATTGCCTTTGAGGAACGCAGCCCATTCCGCAAATATTTTAAGTGGGTCATTATGCCTACTGTAGATTCAATTCCTCAAAAAGAGGAATGGATTCAAACTTATATAGGTGCTAATTATGTTATGGCCTATTCTGATTTTGGTATTGATTCTTTGCGTCGTTCTTCACCTAAATTAGAAGTAAGAATGGATCCACCGGGCAAGCGAGGTTTCGTTGGCATTGACAAAATGCCAGGTAAGTTACACCCCGTACCATTACGTCCTGGTGTAGATTTAAAAACTTTTCATCCACGTAATGATGAAGAGAAAAAAGCACTTAAACAAAAATGGGGTATTAAACCAGACATTCCTATTATTTTACTAGTGCAACGTAACCAAGCCAGAAAACGTATTTCTGAAGTGATTACGGCATTTTCAATGATGAAATCGCTTTATCCTGATAATGAAATGGTACAAAAGTCCATTTTGCTTATGCATACTGCATGGCCTGATAATGTCATGTCTGTTGATTTTCCACGTGCAGTGGCACGTATTCAAACTGGTTGGCACGGTGCTCCACACCCTCGTAAGGGTATTATACGAGAAGTAAATTCTACTTTTATATGTCATAATACACAATGTGGCGATGTCTTTATTGCACCATCTATTAATTTGCGCCAATATCATGTCATTATATGCCCCAAGTGTGGACAACAAAGTGCTCGTACACCAACCACGGGTTTTGGTATTACCAGAGAGCAACTATCAGAAGTTTTTGGTATGGCAGACATTATGGTACAAATGAGTATTGCAGAAGGTTGTGGTATGCCCGTGCAAGAAGCCAAGGCGTGTGGCGTTCCTGTATTAGTGACAGACTATTCTGCCCTTAGTGAAAAAGGCAAGATACCTAATTATGAGCATGTTGATCAAAAGAATTATTCTGTACATCAGGGTGGCGAGGTTATAAAATTAGCCTATCTTTATGAAGAACCAGAAACCACATGTTGGCGCGCTCATACATCTATAGAAGATTGTTGTCACAAGATGGCTGCGCTTATTAGTGATCGCGAACGTCTAGCTAAGATGAGTAAAGCAGCCCGAGAATGTACTGAAGAGAATTATAATTGGGACAAAAACTTTAAAGAGTGGGAGTTTATTTTAGACCATATTACACCATTAGACAGAAATACTACATGGGACAAACCAATAGAATTAATTGAAATTGATAATACAATGCCTGCCCCAGAATGTACCGATGAAGATTTTGTTATTTGGTGTTATACTAAATTATTAGGCTATAAAGGAGAGCATGATATTGATGAAGATGGACGTAAAAATTGGTTATCTAAATTACAACTTGAGGCCAGTCGCGGTATTCCAATTCAGCAAACAAGACAAGAAATTGCCAATTATTTCCGCCAACAAGCCGAGGCACAAAATGTAGTAGAGCGTCTGCGCACTAATACAAAATTAACTAATACATCAGAAGAAGTTGATATTCTTGAGGCGGTGATATTATAATGAAAATTCTTTACATAGCGCCAGTTCGTGATTTTAGTGGATATGCTAATGCTGCTCGTGGCTATATTCGGGCATTATATCAGGCAGGTGCCGACATAGCCGTGCGTGCAATTCGTTATGATAAAGCAGATCCGGGTAGTATGTATGAACCAACTGACATAGAAAATAAATTACTGAAGCGTGATTTGAAGAACATTGATATTGTGATTCAGCATACTACGCCAAACGAGATGCGCCCCATGGATGATAAAGTTAATATCGCCATTGTTGCCTGGGAAACTACTAGAATTCCACCTTATTGGGTTAATAAACTTAATAAGTTTGATGCCGTGATGACCTTTTGTGATGCCAGCGTTGAGGCGTTTCAGAATTGTGGCGTATATGTTCCCATTCATAAAATTCCACATACGTTCGAAATCGCAGATTATGATCTAAATGGTATAGAGCCTATTACAATTCCTAAACTTCCAGATTATTTTAAAGATCGATTTGTCTTTTTGAACATTAGTCAATTTGCCACCAAAAAAGGTATTGATGTATTATTGCGTGCTTATTATGGAGCATTTCATGGTCAAGAAGACGATGTTCTTTTGATACTTAAAACCTATATAGGCATGGCCAATAGACAACAAGAACGAGAAAAAATACAACAATATATTGAATCAGTCAAAGCCGGCATGCGTTTGCCAAATAATAGCTATCCCCCCGTGATGTTGATTACTAATACTTTAACAGATGAATATATTCAACGACTACATGCTACCTCTGATTGTTATGTATGTAGCTCCAGAGCGGAAGGTTGGTGTATTCCCGCTTTTGAAGCTTTGGCATATGGTAAAAAATTGGTAACAACTACTTGGGGTGGAATGGGAGAATTTGCTTGTGACGTTGACTATTTTGAGGTTCCAGAAGATCAAACAAATATGATTCCTGGTAAATATCGTGTTGGTGAACGAGCCAAATCGAATGTTTTTCCTGTTCAATACTCCATCGAGCCACTAGTTGGACAAAATCATGGCGATCCAGAACTTTATACAGCATTAGATAATATTGCAGAGCCTTCTGTGACGTCGATGATGCAGGCAATGAAAAATGCCAGGGAACAATCCTTGGTTGAAAAGGCGGACTTAATGGAATTTGATTATAGTAAAGTTGGACCAGAGATGTTAAAGATTATCCAATCATACAAGATACAAAGAGAAGAAATTAAAAGGGGATTAGCCGAAGACAAGCAATTAGTTGAAGAAGTATTTGGTGAACAAGAGGAGGTTACTGATGTCTGATCAACCACAAAATCCTTTTAATAATGATCTTCCTAATCAAGTATCAGCTATTATAGACGCAATTGATCATGAACCTCGTATTTGTCAATGTATCCAAGCTTGTAACGAAGAAGCCTTAATTGAACCCTGCATACTTCAGTTATATGATAAAGTAGACAAGATTCTAGTCATTGAAGGTGCGGTCCAAAATAAGGTAGATGTAGGACAGGCAACTCCAGACGGTCACTCCCTTGATCGAACAGTAGAAATTATTCAAGATATCAAAGCAAACAAAGATCCTGATAAGAAAATTACCTTCATACGTATTGATCGTCCCTGGAGAGATTTAGAGGAACTCAAAAATACCTTCTTTCAATATATGCAAGAGGGTGACTGGATGCTCATTACAGATGCCGATGAATTTATTATGCCTGAAGTAATTGATCAATTGCGTGAAGCGATTAGTCTTGAACCTACCGCAAGCGAAATTGTTCCTGAAGCATTCTATCACTTTTGGCGTGACGCATATCATATTCGTAAACCAAGTAGTGATTGGGGTCAACAACATCAGCGCTTTATTCGTTTTCAGCCTGGACTTCATTATGTGCATCATCCCGTGGCGCGTGATCAAAACAATGTTTGTACATATTTTGACCCACGTTATTTGGGGCGTCGATTTGTTTTACCAGGATTTGCTATTTATCATTATTCATACTGTAGAGATAGAGAAGAAGATGTTGAGGCTAAAAAAGCATTCTATGATAAGGAATTAGGTCAAGAGAAACATGGTGATGTGGGTGCTTATGCACGTGGTGGACAAACAGACGAGTATCTTAATAAAACAGAAGATCTAAGCACTGTTTTAAAATTTGATCTTGAGCATCCGCCCATTATGAAGGGTCATCCGATAGCCACATTACGTAATCAATTTTTAGATCAAATCGATATTGCAGAACAGATTCAACATTTTACAACAGCAGAACCCTATAATTTAAAGCGCGTTCCATTAATTTGGATTTGGGCTAAAGAACGCGCCAATGAAGGATATGATAAACTCTTTAACACAATAGGTATATAAGATGGACGAAGTAAAACTTCCAAATAAACCTAGACGTCATCGTTGGGTTACTGAGGCTATTAATGCAGGTGACGAAAAACTGTCAGTTTGGCCATCTCCCGATGAAATTACTAATGAAAAAAAGAGGCAACATTTTCTGGAAACGATTGCCAAGGTGGGTAATGATCCACGGGTTGTTAATGTTGAAAAACATAGTCATGATATTTACCATGTAGTCTTTTTGTTTTATATAGACCCCAATGCCTGATATTAGCTTCATCGTTAGTAATTACAATAGTGCTGATTATCTAGATGGGTTATTGGTTAATCTATCCCATCAAAGTCATCAGGAAATTGAGATTATTGTAGTAGATAGTAAGTCTACTGACAATAGTTTAGAGATTGTTTATAAACATCAAGAACGAGATAGTCGTATCAAACTGATTGCACAGCCCCAACGCACGCCATACGGGGTCTCTTGGTTAATTGGCTGGCAAGCTGCTAAAGGAAAAGTGGTAGGAAATTCTAATACAGATGATCGATCGTATCCATGGCGTGCTACCCAAATTATATCTACTCAACAACACCATCAATCTAGAGATCAAATGTTAAGATGGAAAAAGTATAGATTTTATTATGGAGGATATGAAACAAGAAGAGATGGCGTTACGGTTGCTAAGGGACTACCACCACCATATTCTGTAGATGATATGAGACGTTTCTTTCGATGCGGAGTTCATGTGCATTGGGATAATGACCTGCGTGATATCGTGAATTGGGATGTAATGATGAAGGCTGGCTATGAATATAAATCAGCCTTTGATTATTGGTTGGTGCTTTACTTTATGACTCTAGGTGTAGAGGGGATGCCGATTCAAAATTGTTTTAGTATTTACAATCAGAGATCAGATTCTATCGAACAGATGGATAAAGAACGTAATACATTTGAATCTATGCGCGCAATTCAAACCCTACATCCTGAAGCGCCATCTTTAGTAGACCTTGAAACCAAGACTAAATTTGAGTCGCCAGAGTTTTATAAAAGATATCAACAATTTTTAGTTGATATAGAAACCCATGTCTAAAAAACTTATTACTTTTTCTTTATGGGGTAATGACCCTAAATATTGTGAAGGTGCGCTTAAAAATATTGAGCTTGCGCGGATATTTTATCCCGGTTGGACCTGTCGTTTCTATGTAGCTGCGCCAGATGGTATACAGGCAACGTCGCAATATTATATTGACAAGTTATTTGAATATTGTAGTCTCGGTTATGAAAATAATGTTGAAGTGGTTATGGTTAATGCACCAGGTGATTGGCGTGGTATGTTTTGGCGTTTCTATCCAGCTAGCGAGGATGATGTAGATGTATTTATCTCGCGCGATTGTGATTCTCGTCTAAGTGAACGCGAAGCGCTAGCTGTAGAAGAATGGATGAAGGGTCCAAAACTTATTCATGTTATGCGCGATCATCCATACCATACTGCGCCCATTATGGGAGGCATGTGGGGTGCTAAAAATGATGCGCTACCAAATCTACAACAAGAGATTGAAAAATATAAATTTCGTGGTGATTTTTGGCAAGTCGATCAAGATTTCCTACGAGAAATTGTTTGGCCTGCACATTATCACAAGATATTAGCGCATGATGATTGGAGACGTTTTCCTCTTACTGAAATTCAATCCTTTCCAACACCGCGCCAAGGTCTTAGTTTTGTAGGAGAAATCTTAGATGCTAATGATTTACCAATTTACCCTGAACACAATCAAATGTTAGAAGCTAGATAATGTTTATAAGTCCTAAATCATATTATAGTTTTGATGATGTATTGTTAAAGCCACAATATTCAGAAATTGTATCTCGTGCTGACGTAGACCTTTCAACTCACTTAGGTAAAATGAACCTAGGTCTTCCTATCGTTTCAGCAAATATGGATTCAGTGACCGAGTTTGATATGGCGTTTGCTATGTCGCGTCATGGTAGGGGTATCGGTATTATGCATCGATTCGCAACAATTGATCAACAAGTGTCTTGGGTGCGACACTGTGGTAGTAATTGTGTCCCAGCTATTATCTCAATTGGTTTTGATACCCGCGAGTGGACGCCATTATTACGTCAGGTTTGTGAAGAGATTGATGCTGTATGTATTGATGTTGCGCATGGTGATCATAAGCGTATGATTAACACCATTACAGCTATTCGAAAAACATATCCTGATCTAGATATTATTGCCGGCAATGTAGCTACGGGTCAAGCAGCATTAAGGCTTGTAAAGGCTGGGGCTAATGTCATTAAGACGGGTGTAGGCCCTGGGTCTGTTTGCTCTACGCGAATGGTAACGGGTCATGGCATTCCGCAACTAAGCGCCATTATGGATGTATATGAAGTATTATCACAAATAAATATACCGACTTATATTATTGCCGACGGTGGTATTCGTTATCCTGGCGATATTGTGAAAGCATTGGCGGCGGGGGCGGACGCCGTAATGATTGGTTCGCTTTTAGCCGGTACTGACGAAGCAGCAGGGGAAAGGATTGTAGAACATGGAGTGGCTTTTAAAACTTATCGGGGCATGGCGTCAAGAGAAGCCCAAACCGAAAAACGAAATGGAAGAACCCCGCGTGTTGAAGGAGTCACTGCTAAAGTACCGTATCGTGGTCCTGTGCGTGATACTCTCAATAATCTTGAAGCTGGTGTGCGTAGTGGCTTTAGTTACAGCGGTGCTAATAATATTGCTGAATTGCGGGCCAATGCTGAATTTATAGTTGTTACTAGTAACACTCTTAAAGAAAATCAACCCCATCATCCATATAGGTTGTAAAATGAAATCAGAAGATGAAGCGTTTCATAGATTGCGTCGCGTCTTTTTAAAAGCTCGTAAAAGACTATGTCAATATCTTAATCTTACGGATGAATTATAATGTCTTTACCTAGTTATTATAAAAATATTCAAGGCTGGTTTGATTTTGAAGATGTATATGAACTGGCTACTAATCGTATTGAGTCAGATCAGAAAGCAGTATTTGTTGAAGTAGGCTCATGGATGGGTTGCTCTACATGTTATCTAGCTGAATATATCAGATCTCAAGATAAAGATTCAGACATTAAAGTTTATGCCGTAGATACCTGGCAAGGATCGGTTAATGAACAACAACATTTAGACCTAGTCGCAGCACATGGAGGAACTATCAAACAGGTCTTCGAAAGCCATATGCAAGATGCTGGTGTTGATCATATTATTACACCTATGGAAATGACCTCATTAGAAGCAGCAGCACAATTTGTAGATGAATCGATTGACTTTGTTTACATTGATGCCAATCATCGTTATGAAGATGTGTGTGATGATATTAAGGCATGGTTGCCCAAGGTTAAGGATGGTGGATTGATTGGTGGACACGACTATGCGGAGCCATCTTGTGGAGTACAAGAAGCCGTGATAGATACATTTGGACCTCAACCAAATCATCTTAGTATAGGGCGTAATAGTTGGTATCATATTAAAATAGCATGAGGAAATGATGAATTTAAGTTTTGACGAATTACGAAAAGCGAATTTGGATCGATTGCAGTGTTTTCAAGAATTGATAGATGATTGGAATATCGCAGAATGGATGAACGCAGTTGCTGGAGAAACAGGCGAGGCATGCAATCTGGCTAAAAAGCATCTACGACAATCACCATTTGATCCTCCCAAGGCAGAACTTGAAAAAGAAATTGCTCATGAACTTGCCGATATTATTACTTATGTTGATTTAGCAGCAGCCCGTCTTGGTATTGATCTAGGTGAAGCTGTAAGGGCAAAATTTAATCTCATTTCTAAACGTGTAGGATATAAGAAGGAACTATGACGAGTTTTACTTTCAATAAGCGAGAACCAACCAGCTTCATCAGTTGGGCATATCTTCCAACAAGTCGCTTCTTTGTCACTTGCCTTATAACCGGGACTACAGTCTACTCGTCGCGCTCTGGGCGTGAAACATTTTCTTTTGCCGCCCGTGGAGTGTACGGAACACATGTCTTGGTAAACAAAAAATATCATATTCGTACACCGTCCGATATCCGCGTTGAACGTAATGGCGAGACAATTCCGTTGGATCGCTTGGCAAAAATTGTTGGTGTACAATTATGAAGTTTGGTGTTTATAGAATTAGAAATCAAGTTAACGGAAAGTGTTATATAGGCAGTACGTCATCTTGTGGTTTTGATAAACGATTTCGTAAGCATCGCAATGATCTAAAAGCTCAACGTCATCATTCTCGTCATCTACAGAATGCCTGGAATAAGTATAATTTTAATACCTTTGTCTTTGAAATTTTACTTTATTGTGATCCAGAGAATTGCCTGCTGTATGAGCAAGTCGCCCTAGATTGTTTTAAACCAGAATATAATGTTTCACCCACCGCTGGTAGTAGTTTAGGTATCAAACGTTCTGCAAAATCAATAGCTAAGCGACGCGCTAGTATGCCAGATCAATCAGGTGAGAATAACCCATTCTATGGTAAAAAGCATTCTCAGGAATGGATAGAACAAAATTTAATAGGAGAAAATAATCCTGGCGCGGGATTATTTGGCGAATTGAACCCGAATTCAAAACTTACGAATGATCAAAGGCGTGAGATATATCGTCTTGGGAAAATGGGATTATCTCAACGGAAACGTGCCGAGGCGTTTGGAGTATCTAAATGTCCAATTGCAAGAATCGATAAAGATGATAGGTGGGCGTTATGAGGGTGTTGATTACCGGACGAGCTATCCCCACACAATCTGATCGTTGTACGGGCCAGCAACTTGCTGAAGGTTTTCGACAAGCTGGACACGAGTGTATTTTCTACGGTAATTTTTATGGACATCCTACTCAATTTACGGGCGCTACAGAAGCACAAGAAGCAGACTTTGACCTTATTGTTGTTACTGAAATGAATGATGGCATGGCGGGGTATGAGGCTCTACTACACCACTTTAGATTAAAAAATGTGCCGCGTTTATATTGGGATTTCGATGTCTCGTATCATCCTGATATATCATTTGCGCGAGCAGGCAGAATCGCCTATGATGGTTATCTTGTGGGCAACAAATATTTTCTAGGTGAAAAAGACTTTGGGCGTTTCAATAAACCAGTGCTTCATCTACCCTATGCATGTTCTCCTCAAATTCATCGTAAGATGCCTGACATTAAGAAAAAATATCTTTTAGGGTTTGTGGGGTTAATGACCGCAGAGCGTGAAGTTTTAATGCCGTTATTGAAGGGTCCAGATATTTTTATTGGTGAAGGTATTTTTGGAGATGACCTTATTACTAAGACAAATGAATTCTATATTATGTTTCATCACAATCAAGAAGCATGTAAGGGATTGGTACCAGGACGTCCATGGGAAACCGTTGGTTGTGGCAGTACTCTTTTAATGGATAAAACAAGTTACGAAGATTTTATAGAATTTTTTCCCAATGACCTTGATAACGTGTTAGTATACAGTAGTGGTGATGACATTAGGCGTACTATCCAGGGTTGGAGATATGGTGGATTGTCTTCGTTAGAAGACGCAGGTAGATCATTACAAAAATATGCGTATAATCACCATACCTACAAACATAGAGCTGAAAAGATAATTGAATGGACACAACAAGAAGGGATCATATAATGACAATTGACAAATACGAAGTAGAGTTGCGTGAGATGGAAGAACAAGATCCTCCACGTGCCCCATTATATGGTGTTTTATTTCTTGATTATCGTAATCGTTCACGTCGTATTTTATTACATGATCGTCGTGATGTATTAAATTTAATGAGAGCATTAGAAGATTGGAAATTAAGTAATGGCGCAGTTATGTGTTATTGGGAAGACGAATCTGTATTTGATCATTGGAAAGAAGGCGAAAAGGCATTAATACAATATGATTAATTTATTTAAAGTACGCATGTCTGATGATGCAGGTTGGGCTGTTGACAAGGTTCTTCGCAGTGGCTATATTGGAGAAGGACCAAAGGTTAAAGAGTTTGAAAAACAACTAGAAGTAATATTTGGGTGCGAGGCAAGCAAGTATGTATTAGCCACCAATAGTGCGACATCCGCCGAACATCTTGCTTGGCATACATTAAAACAACAGGGTCATCTTGAAGATGGTGATGAAGTATTGGCCACGCCATTAACTTGCGTGTATGGCAAACAGTCTGTTTTATTAGCAGACGGGTCTTCTAAAACGATTGCAGAATTGGTGAACACAAAATATAATAGCGAGGTTGTTGCTTATAATCCTCAAACTCAACAATTTGAAAATAAAAAAGTCATCGGTTGGTATAAATCACCTATTCAAAATCGTTACTGGATAAAAGTATCTTTTGAAAATGCCGGCTTATCTAATATTGGCGAAAAGCGCGGTACTTGGTTAACGAATGATCATAAGGTTTTAACTACTGATGGTTATAAGCGGGCAGACGAATTACAATGTAGTGATCAGTTGATTACTAATTATCTTCAACCAAACCCATATCAACGAGAATTAATCCTTGGCACAATGTTGGGTGATGCTAGTATACAATTAGGTAAACGTGGGCATGGCAGATTATGTATTGGTCATACCGATAAAAATATAGATTATGTTAACTTGAAGAAATCGGCTTTGGGGCAACTATCTAAAAAAACACAAGCCCGTCCCGCATATGGTAATACCAAAGCATCATCAAGATTTCAATCGTGTAGTTCGCCAGTTTTCACTCAATTACATCGACAATGGTATACTTCATCTACTAAGATAGTTTCGCGAGAATTATGTCAACAATATTTATCACCACTAGCGTTAGCAGTATGGTATATGGATGATGGTTATCTTAATAGACAATATCGTGGTGCTGTTATAATTTGTTCAGAATCATTCACGAAAGAAGAGAATGAGTTTTTAGTTGATCTATTAAAACAAAAATTTGATATCAAAGCATCGTTACGAAAAACTCATGGTGGTTCTGGTTGGGGAATTTATATTGGCAATGGTAATGATGGTCATGATTCTGCTATCAAGTTTTTAACCATAGTTGCCCCTTATATTGTACCATCTATGCGGTATAAGCTACTAGATGATATTGAAAAAAGATACCCTTTTCAAGCTAAATTGTATGATTTAGGGCATGCCATTCCTTATATTGATCATGTGGTTTTAATAGAAGGTCAGCCCAAGTGCCCGGAATCTCATCTAAAAAGTGTATATTGTATTGATGTGCAAGATCATCATAATTTTGTTACTTCCTCGATTATAATTCATAATTGTACCGCAACCAATTTTCCCATCGTCGCTAATGGCTTGCGCATCAAATGGGTAGATATAGATCCAGAGACACTCAATATGGATCTAGATGATCTGGCGTGCAAAATAACCCCAACCACTAAAGCAGTTATGGCAATGCATTGGGGTGGCTATCCCATGGATATGCAGCGCCTCCATCAGATTTGTAATAACGCCTTGGCGCGATTTGGATTTCATCCTTATATTATTCAGGATTGTGCTCATGCATTAGGAAGTACGTTTCAAGGTCATTCGTTAATTCCCTGGGCTGATTTTTCAACATTTAGTTTTCAGGCTATTAAGCATCTTACTTGTGGAGACGGTGGGGCGCTTGTTACATTAAATGATAAAATGTACGATCTAAGCAGACTCCTGCGTTGGTATGGCATTGATCGCGAGGGTGATCGTAACGATTTCAGATGTGAAGCTAATATTGCTCATTGGGGCTACAAGTTTCATATGAATGATATTGCGGCGACTATTGGACTCGCCAATCTTTCTCTTCTAGATGATACAATTCTGAAACATCAGAGTAATGGGCAGTATTATGATCATGCTCTACAAAATATTCCTGGGGTAACATTACTAACTCGACATGATGATAGAGAGTCTTCGTATTGGCTTTATACTTTACGTGTTGAAGACCGTGGTGGATTTATGAAGATGATGAAGGAAAAAGGAATTGAAGTTAGTAGAGTACATGAACGGAATGATAAACATACTTGTATGAAAGAGTTTAGAGTTGCGCTCCCGACACTCGACGTTATAGTCAATGATATGATTTGTATTCCTGTTGGTTGGTGGGTTAACGACGAAGACAGTGAATATATTGTTGATTGCATTAAAGGGGGTTGGTAATGACCTATCCTTTTGTTGATCTTCCATCTTCTTATCAAGAATACAATCTAGGTGTTATTCTGCGTAATTTAGTTTTACGACATTGTCCTAAGACTATTGTAGAATTTGGTGTATTACATGGATATTCTACTGTGCATATGGCACAAGGATTGAGACAATTGGGCGATGGTCATTTATTTGGATATGACCTATGGGATAAATATCCTTATCGACGTACGACCTTAGATATGACTCAGGCGAATTTGCGACGCTTTGGAGTTGATCCATTTGTTACTTTGGCACAAGTAGACTTTTTTGAATGGTTAGAAAACGCAACTCATTTTGATATGCTACATGTTGATATTTCAAACGATGGCGATGTTATCGAGCGAATGCTAAGTAAGCTAGAACCTCAAATTAATAATGGAGCAATAATAGTTTTTGAAGGTGGGTCTATAGAACGTGACCAACATTATTGGATGGTAGATTATGGTAAGCGACCCATCAATCCATTACAAGAAAAATTTGGTTTTGAAATTCTTGATGAACGCTTTCCTTCTATCTCCTTAATGAGAAAAACATGATACCCACAGTATCAATTTGCATTCCAACATTTGAATTAGGTGGTCGTGGCATTGCAATGCTTACCCATTTATTTAAAAGTATTGAAGCTCAGCTAGATACATTCCGAGATTTTGAAGTAGTAGTATCAGATCATACGATCGATGATAGTTTACTAAAACTGTGTGAACAGTGGAAATCTAAGTTTGATATTCGATACTTCGTCAACCCGTTTAATCGAGGTAGTTGTGAGGCTAATTTAAATAATGCTATCAAGCATGCCCGTGGTATGTTTATCAAACCTATGCTGCAAGATGATTTCTTTTTGGCACCTAATGCACTTGACTTGATGGCACAGCATATTGCAAATGATATGAGTTGGGTGGCTGGAGGATGTTTGCATTGTCAAGAAGAAGATGTTGATAACTTGTTTCATCCACATTCTCCTCAATGGATACCAGATCGTTCTATGGCACTAGGTCATAATAGAATAGGCAGTCCAAGTGTTGTATTATATCCTTACAAGGTAATAAACAAGTTATTTGATCATAATCTTTTATGGCTAATGGATTGTGAATTCTATTACAGGCTAGGATTAGAAATTGGTTCACCTGTTTGTATTCCGAATCATTTGATATGTATTCGGTTTCGTCATGATAGTATTAGTGACTCGCAAGTAAATGACGATATACGTGGTGAAGAATTTGGTTATGTTTTGAATAAGATGGATGGCACTGGTAAAACGTTAGACCAATTTCCTCTTATGTATAAAAGACTTAAGAAGTGTGAATTGATATGAAGGGTTATAAACAAGAGATCGGCCTTATTGCCATGTTTGATTATAAAGGCCCAGACATAGTTGTATACATGGCTCCAAAAAGACTACGTGTGAGATTACCATCTGGAGATATTGTCGCACTAGATAAAACTCCTCATTATCAATATACTATAGGAAACAAACAACCCTATTGTGACTGGCTCATTGAATATGGCCATCTTTATGAATCGTCTTTAGCAAGTTTTGAACATCTCATGAGCGACGAATCATTTTATTTAGAGGGACAGCATGCACAAGATTTTATTCTATGTGACAAGAATTTTGTCATTATTGATGGTGTGCATCGTGCGACCAGATTATTTCAACTAGGCGCTAGGCGCATACCGATTTTATGGAGATCTTCTCATGAATAATCACATGATGATTCAACTTGATCTTAACCTTAGTGTTGAAGATCGTGACCGTATGATGGCAGATTATATTGCTAAGCATATAGACGAATTTCCAGAATGGTATATGCCTATTGATTTAGGGCCTCATAAGATTCCAGCGCGCACTTATCCGTCATTCAAACCACGCCCTGAATCTTTTCTAGATGATACATGTGGACAACGTAAGTGGGACTTCATTATTAAGAAGAATTTACCAGATCTTAAAGGTAAGACGGTTTGTGATATTGGATGTAGTGCAGGAATTTTTTCTATTGGTATGGCACAGCTAGGAGCAGCAAGGGTTGATGGTTTTGATCGTGGATCAGACATTGTGCAACCCAATAATCACCATCTTGGACAACAAAGTGTGCCCCAACAAGCTTATTTTGTGCGTAATCTATATGAGGCATACTATAATGAACGTTATTCGCAGGTTAATTTTTATGAAGCTGATCTAGCCACTGTAGATTTTGGCGTGATAAATCATTATGATGTATTTGTGGCGTGTTGTGTGCTATATCATCTAGGTGCAGAGCGTATGGAAATTATTATTCGGGACATTAGTGAACACATACCAGAAGTATTTCTTCAAGCTAACGAAGGGCATGGTGGTGAACTTGGCCAACTTTCATGTCTAGATCATCATGTATTTCTGCTAAAGAAGTACGGTTATAGTATCGAAACAATAGATAATCCATCAGGATATGTACATCCTGTTGTTTATGCTAGTAAAATCTTAGACAGATAAAGTCAAAATGCAAAACTATTATTTTGATCCATTAGCATTAAGTGAGGATGATGTGCTTGGATGTTTCTGCCGGCCTGATTTTTGCCATGGTGATATTATGATAAAGGTATGGAAAGAATTAAAATATGAAAACGCATAAAGTATTACTAGCGTGTCTTAAAGCAGATTTCGGAGAAGACGGTATTGAAAAGCATGACGAACGTGGTATATTTATAAATTCATCTTGGGAATATTGTAATCTTTACGACGCCTGGAAACAACTAGAAGATGAGGGGATCATAGAGTTACACACTCATTGGGTAGATCAGCAGAATAATCCAGTAGGATTTGAGCGTTTATTAAGTTTGGCTAAAGAAATGGATTTTATCTTCCATTGTGGAGTTAATCACGGGCTGGGTATTCCTCTTCCTCAGGCGCGTCCTATTATTGAAGGTGGTACATCCATTGTTGATTTTTCACCTGATACTCACGCTAGATGGGCTATTCCGGGCGAGAACTGGATTCTGGGACGTCATCAGGAGGGTTATATTACGCACTGGCTCACCCCGGCTAAGCACATGCTGCCTCAGATGGAAAAGGCTGGTATGAAGGCGAAATGGATGCCATTTGGGATTCCGTCGTGGTGTGATCGCCTACCAGGCGAGGAGCAGGTCTACGACGTCGGATTTGTGGGTCAGAAGCATGGTATCCGCGAGCAGGTGATCTCTCAGTTGCGCGGAGCTGGAATTAGGGTCCATACGTGGGGTCATTTCTGGAGTCCACACAAGGACCACCACGGACGTCCAGACGGGCAGGAAATGGCTCGGATTTTTAATCAAACCAAGATTAATTTAAATCTACGCTGGACAAGCCGAAACCCCAATTGGGGGCAGATTAAAGGAAGAGATTTTGAGTTATTTGGTTGCGGTGCTTTTATGTTGGCAACCCAACATGTTGAGTGTAATGATCTCCATGAGCTTTATTCTCCCATAGCTGATTTTGCTGAATATCATTATATCAATGAAATGATTGATGGTATTAAACATTGGTTGGAAAATGAAGCATCTAGATGTGTAATTGCTGATAATGCCTATCATAAGCGAGAGGCTAATTTGTGGAC